CTGTTCACAAAGCAATACGAAGAATGGTTAACAAAAAACCAACATCATATCAGGCAGTATCATGGATCAAGCGAGAACTAGCAAAAAAAAGAAGAAGATAAAAATGGGTAAATTATTACAGTTTCCAGCAGATAGAGTTAAAAGAACTATACCAGAAATAGAAATTACTGAGGAACAAAAACAACATTTAAAAGAAGAACAATTTATTGAACAGTTGACAGAGCAGTTGAGTATGGATATATTATCTGTTCTTCAAGAAAATGTTATAGATGTAAAGAGTGATTTGTTTCTCAAAGATTTAGGTGTTACTATTGAATCTATTAAAAGTCTATTAAGAAGGGACTTTGGTAAACCACATCCTATGCAACCAATTACCGATACACTTATAAGGATTATTACAACGCCAGATGGTAAGAAGATAAGTGATATTAATTATGGTAAAATAGTAAAATATACTCAAACAAAACCAAAACCACAGCCAAAAGAAGAAAAAACAGTAGATATTGACTTTGAATTTGATTTAGATTAAGTGCTTTACTTTCAATTGAAAGTGTGATATAATAAGATATATGATAATAGTTGACATAAACCAGATTATGATTTCTAACTTGATGGTTCAAATCAATGGTAGAAATGCAGTTGAATTAAATGAGGACCTTGTTAGACATATGGTTCTAAACTCTCTCCGAGGTCATAACAAAAAGTTCCGCAAAGAGTATGGTGAAATGGTAATTGCTTGTGATAGTAAGAATGTGTGGAGACGAGAGATATTTCCTAATTATAAAGCAGGTAGAAAAGCAACGAGAGAAAAATCTCAACATGATTGGGATGCTATTTTTTCTATGTTGCACACTATCAAAGACGAGATAAGAAGTTTTTTACCTTACAAAGTTATTGAACTAGAAACAGCAGAAGCAGATGATATAATTGCCACACTAGTCAAAAGAATACAAAATCAAGTTGGTCCTAATCACGAAAAGAAAGTATTAATACTATCAGGTGACAAAGACTTTATACAATTACATGGTCCTAATGTCAAACAATACAATCCTGTTTTAAATAAATTTGTCGGTAAAGGTGAAGATCCTGTTATATATATTAAAGAACATATATTAAAAGGTGACCGAAGTGATGGGATACCTAATGTATTGTCAGATGATAATGTTTTTATTGAAGGTAGACGACAAAGACCTTTAAGTAAAAAGAAAATTGAATCTTGGGTAAATGAAGTCTTTATGACATTTACCGAAGAAGAACAAAAGAATTACAGCAGAAATCGTAGGTTAATTGATTTAAGTTGTATACCTCCAGAATTAGAGGAGAAAATTATTAATGAGTTTATTGATGCTAAAGTAGCAAGTAGAGATAAAATACTGAACTACTTTATAACAAAGAAACTTAAAACTTTAATCGAAGTTATAGACGAATTTTAACTTTGAAAGAACTGTTAAGGAGAATAAAATGGTAATAATAAGAAGAAATCCAGACGGCTCAATCGCTAGTCGTGAAGGAGAAGAACTACAAACACAATCACACCCAGCATTATCAACAAGAGGAGGCATGAGAGCCGCTGCAGAAGCAGGTAGAGCGCTTCCTCCATTGATGAGTGAGATTGCTATGAAAGTAAATAATGCTAAAGACAAACCAAGAAAACTTAAAGTATTAAAAGACCACGATACAGTACCTTTAAGACAAGTACTAAAAGGTGCATTTGATCCTAAAGTAGAATGGTTGTTACCCACAGGTGATGTGCCGTACGAGGCAAACGAAGCACCATTAGGAACAGACCATACTCTATTATCCAGAGAAGCAAAAAGATTATATCTCTTTACAAAAGGTGGTGATAATACACTATCTAGTAAAAAAAGAGAAACAATTTTTATACAAATGTTAGAAGGATTATCTGCTGAAGAAGCAGAATTTTTAGTAACAGTTATTAATAAAAAAGTGAATAATGTATATAAAGGATTCACGGCTAATTTGGTAAGAGAAGCGTTTGGTTGGGATGAGAATTTTATGAAAAAAGAAAAAAAACCATCATATCCAGTATAAACCTCACTAAAAACCCTTATTTTTCAACGATTTTAGACTATCTAAAGTATTGATTTATAAGGGTTTTTTTATTTAAAATAAATCAAAAAATCGCAGAAAACAAGGGTTTTTTAGTTAAAATAATGCTTGACTTTTGGCTCATTTTAGTGTAATGTATAAGAATAATAACAAAAAAGAAAGATACATTATGAAAAATAGAACACTATACGACTTTATGTTTGACAATCAGATTGCATTTCACTATCCCATGTATAGTGAAGTTTCACTTATGAAAAAAATTGACATCAAACATTTAGATGTTATCAAAAAGTTAATCAAAAAATTTAAACTACAATACAGAATAAGATATCGTGGGCCATCTACTGATACTTATACAAGAAATCCGTCTTATGTGTTAATGAACAATGCAACAAGTTTTGCAATCTACGAAAGATAATATTATGAACGAACCTAAAATGACTTATGAACAAATGATGAAATTAGATATTGTCAACTATGATGATTTAGATACTGTTGTTACAGATATTCTAACTACTGCTCAAAAACAAGTAGATGATATCATTGAAAAATACAACGAATGTAATGATGAGGGCGGCGAAGTTGATACTGTCGACCTTGATAGTAAATTTGATGTATTACATGATTATGTGGGGGATTATATAAATGAATAATCCTGCTGATAATATGTACTGTATGGTATCTTTTCAAAATAAAGAACCACAAATTTTAGAAATACAAGGGGTTGTATGGTTTGCAACGGAAGACCTTGCTTTTCAATATTATATGTTTTTAAAACCTGAATTAAGAGAAAATGATACTGTTTTTCCTATACAAGAGAAAGACCTTGGTATACACTTTAATACTAATTCACATTATGTCAAGCATATGAAAACGAGAACTAGACTTACGAAAAAAGAAAATCAACCTGGTGTTATATGTTATGTTAATAACCATAACGGTGCACCTGTGCCTTATAATTATGGAGAATAAATATTACTATGAAATTAAATAGATACGAAAAAAAAATAATCAAAGCAATATGTGAAAGCCGTAAGGGTATTTACGAAACACCTAGACGAGATAGACTATCATACAAACCTTGTAAGGAATATGACGCTGCCTTATCGTTGTTTATGAAAAAGTTAATTTATGCAGAAACAACAAACGAGTTAGAGATGGAAGGTCCTGCTCTACCTCAACCAAAGTTTAGATGGTTTACTTGTAAGTTGCATAAAGAATATGCTACAAAAAGAGAGTTGAGGAAATTACTATGAAATATTTTTCAACAATATTAACAATTTTAGGTATGTACCTTTTTGTATATGCCTGTGCTGAAAAACCATGTACAGATGATGGTTGCCCAGATTTTAATAAAGAAGGTGATGATAGTATTGTCATACCAGAACCTTTAGAAGATATTAGAGGTTCAGTTGTAAGAGAATATTCAATTGTACCAGTTGTTGCTACAGACAACAAAGATGATTTTGTGTATTCATTAAATAAATGTATTACACATTTATATAAAAATGTACCCATAGAAAAACAAATACCTAGAGAGTTGATAATTGCACAAGCAGCATTAGAAACTGGTTGGGGTACAAGTAGATTTGCTAACGAAGCAAATAATTTATTTGGTATTAGAACATGGAACAAAGATGAAAAGTATTTACTACCTATACCTTGGACAGAATGGCCGGGTTGGGGTGTAAAAGTGTTTGAAACCAAATGCGATAGTGTTGCTCACTATATTAGAATGATAAACGAAGTATTTGCTTATCAAGAATTAAGAGAAGTGAGAGCAAGAATAATCAATGATGGTGGGTTTCCTACTGGATTAGATTTAGCACCAACACTAACAAAGTATGCTAGTAGAGCGAACTATACTGAACTAGTAGCAACATTAATTAAATATAATATAAGAGGTGTATATGATTTATAATGAAGAACTATATTGGAGAAGAATTAAAAATCTCTATAAAGCGTGGCAAACTGCCGAAGATCCAGAATTTAAAAGAGTGTGGATGGATAAACTACAAACCTTAATGCAACAGGTTGACAAGGTATCATTTATCTGATATAATAGACATATGAATATATTTTACTTAGATAAAGACCCAAAGATTTGTGCTGAAATGCATTTAGATAAACATTGTGTAAAAATGCTTATTGAGTATGCTCAGTTAATGTCAACAGCACATAGAGTACTTGATGGTATTAAGTATACCGGTTTATCAAAAACAGGTAGAAAAGTTACCAGATATAAACTAAAAGATAATGATGATATTATTTACAAAGCGTGCCACATACATCACCCTAGTACTGTATGGGTGAGAAGTAATGCTTATAACTATCATTGGTTATATAAAATGTGGTCTTGTTTACATGAAGAATTTAAAACAAGATATTACAAAAATCACAAATCGTATATTCTATTGAAAGACCTATTAAGAAACCCACCTAAAAACATTCCTGTAACTGTTCCTTTCTTTCAACCTACACAGGCTATGCCTGATGATGTTAAACATGAAGATAGTATTACTGCTTATAGAAACTATTATATCAAATATAAGAATGGTTTTGCTACATGGAAAACAAATATACCTAAATGGTATAGTGAAGGAGTAATTGCATGAGAGAATTTATAACAAACAGTTGGGAAGGTGTGATGAATTTAAATCACAACCCATTAAGAAATATACCAGATATGCAGGTAAGACATTTAATATTACAGATACTAGCATGGATGTGGTGTATAACCTTTTCACTATTCTTTTCATCATGGTATGTTTTTGGTCTTACAGTTGTAGCACACTTTGTATTAATACTTGCTATCGTTGTTACTGTAATTACTTTTACAGCAACAGAAAGAACTTATAGATTTAAAGAAGGATATCATTCTGCTAATAGAGCACGAGGAAGTGTAATATATAGAGGTAAGGATGGTAGTGTATATAAAGTACCATTACCTAAAAATGATCCTGGAGGAGAACACGATTAATGCCAACATATAGATTTAAAGACCACAACACAGGTGAAATATGGGAAGACTTAATGCCCATATCTGAAATGGAAAAGTTTATTAAGAAGAAACACATTGAACTATTACCACCAACACAAATGAATATTGTATCAAGTGTAGGAACGCTTGATGGTAAAACTGACAATGGTTGGAAAGAAACATTATCTAAAATATCTGAAGCACATCCTGACAGCCACCTTGCAAATCAGTATGGTAGAAAATCAACAAAAGATACACAAATCGCTAACATGAGAAAAAAACACAAAAATAGAATATTAAAGGGTGGCGGTAGATAAATAGTAGTATGGCAGATTTTGATTTTTTAGACGGTTTTGATACAGGCGGCGATTGGGGGTTTACAGGTGTTTCTGAAAAACCATCAGACAAAGCAGTATCAGATTCAAAAGCAACAGAGCAGGTAGTTAAACAGACATCTGAAAGTGTCGGTAAGGCGGTCTCTGGTGAAATCATAACTAGACTAGAGAGTAAACTAGATAAAATACTCCGTGCTACAAATGAAGCAAAAGAAACAATAACTGCTAAGAACGAAACAGAATTAGAGATTGCAAAAAAACAAATGGATGATGAGTACGATTTACGAAAAGATAATCTTGGAAAAGATATGAAAACTAAATTTGCAAGTTTAGAAAAGTTAATCATTCCACTACTCATTAAATTAGCAAAGTCTCCAGAGGCGTACATACATTGGCCTAATAGAGCAGAAGTCATAGAAGCACAAGTCAAAAAAATAATAGCAATAACAAGAGGATAGTCAATGGAATTATACCAAGTAAAGGTGGTAGCCGATGTTTATGCGGATTCAGATTGGGACCAAATTAAAAAAGACATGGTTATAGCATTTAAAGATAAAGACGGAAACCTAAAAGAAATGGTGCCAGGTAAGTATGAATCAATTAAAATCATATCAATTACTAATGACAGATATAAGATAAAAGACGCTTGACAAAATCTAAATAAGGTGTTATAATAGACACTATGAACAAATTAAATAATTTTATGCAAGAGAAGTATGATATGAAGTCTTTTAATCATACACCCTCTACAAAACTACTTCCCGAAATACATACTGAAACGATTAAAGGCAAACGCTTTTATGTTACACCAGAAGGTAAAAAATATCCATCAATTACAACGGTCTTATCAGGTCGAAATAAAGAAGGTATTGTCAGGTGGCGAGAATCAGTAGGTAATGATGTTGCAAATCAGATAATGAGAAGTGCCGCTAAAAGAGGAACTGCTGTACATCAATTAGTTGAAGATTATTTAAATAATGCTGACCTATCTAAACAAGATGTATTACCTCTGGCATTATTTACTTTGTTAAAACCTGAACTAGATAATATAAATAATATAGTAATACAAGAGGGTGGACTATATAGTGATAAATGGGGTATCGCAGGAAGAGTTGATTGTATTGCAGAATATCAAGGCAAATTATCAGTAATAGATTTTAAAACATCCACAAAAGAAAAAAAAGAGGCATGGGTAGAAAACTATTTCATTCAAGGCTCTGCTTATTGTGAAATGTACGAAGAAAGATTTAACCAAGAAATTAATCAAGTTGTAATCCTCATAGTGACCGAAGATGGTGCGGTTCAAACTTTTATAAAAGATAAGAAAGATTATTTACCTTTGCTGAAACCAGCAATAGAGGAATTTTACAAAGAAAATGAAACAATTAATTAAAAATGTTTTAGGTATTACACTAATAACTTTATTTTTAGGAATAGTATATTCAGTACTTAATACATTACAAGCAGAACCAAAACCAAATTATGATTTATCACGATTGACACCTAAACCTGTCCCATTATATTGTGGGGATACCTCATTTGTATTTCAAACAGCATTTGAAGTATTTGGTGAAGTACCAATTGCAGGCGCTGAAATCAGGAGTGCAGGTGATTTAAACAATCCTATTATAGGTGTATTAACATTTACATATAATAAAGAATGGAAAAAAGGAACTCTAATGATGACCTTACCAAGTCAATTTGAAACTTGTATATTAGGTTACGGAGTTAATTGGGAGTTTTTCCCACCATTAAAAAAGATTCTTGATGAAGGTAATGAGAGTAAGTAGTATGGACCTGGGTGCAATACCCAGCGCCTCCACCAATCCTAGATAGACCTATAAGGGGGCGAAATAGGATCGACAGCTATTAGAAATCGTACTGGAGAGGATAGTCCAAAGACTTTAAACTAATAATAAACGCAAACTTTAATAACTTTGCATTAGCAGCCTAGGTTGCTAGGGGTTTGCCTGTACCTTGCAACAGAAACAGGCACCAGTTTCCTCTTGAATGAGGAATAAGAGCGGTCTTGGTGGAATAGGTAGACACGATACTAGACTACGAATTTAGTATTGTCCGCAAAGACATGAAGGTTCAAATCCTTCAGACCGTACCATAGAGGGTTAAGTATAGGAAGGACGGACCTATAACTCCGTCCGCCCTCACAACAAAGGAGAGTATATCATGTTTGAAGTAATTGATATTTTAATACCCATAGGCATATTAGTTTTATGTGTTTATGCAATCGGTTATATGTCTGGATCAGACGCCGCAAGAGAAATCTATAATCCTACAGTTAGAAAGAATGATATTAAATGATACATTTTTGTTTTGGTAATGGCAATTCACGAAAAGGAATAGACATTGAAAAATACAAAAAGTATGGTACAGTAGTTGGGTGTAATGCCATTTATCGTGATTTTACACCTGACATACTAGTTGCATTAGATTCAAGAATAAATCATCAGATTTATAGAAGTGGTTATTGTTTTGAGAACACGGCATATTTAGGATACTGGACACCTATACCAAGTGTTGTTGCTGAAGATATGCTTATGACACAAAAAGGTAGAGTTGATGTAGAGTTTAAGGGGTGTGATGAGGCAGTATATCATGGTGAAGATGGTGTATTTACTTTCATACAAGGCATGGGTAAAAACCCAGGTATAACCTATGTAACTGGTACAAAAAAAGACAAGGCAAAAAGTATAGAACCAACGATAGATAAGTTTGCTTATGCTACAGGCACTAGGTCCATTTATCTTTCATGTGAACTAGGGGCAAAAGAAGTCTATATTATTGGTCATGATTTGTACTCAAAAGATGGTAAGATAAATAATGTA